AAATGGAAGGCTAAAGGTATTTCTTGCACCCTCGAAAATGAGTATAGCACAAAAATACACTATTATCTTTTCTATCGTCCGATAAAGCCCACGACTATTTATCTTTTGCCCTTCCTTCTTTGCCGCAATAATGCCCGTCGCCATGTCAGCAAAAACAACGAATACCGTAAAAATAAGGAATCCTTTAATTGGTATGAAGAAGGAAAATATCCAGCCGCAACAAATGGCATACGTTATTTTCTCCCATCCAAGGTGCAAAAAGTTTATTAAAGTTGTTTTCATCATTCCTTTTTTATAAGCTTAACATCGCCATCCACCGTTGCAAATCTGCCATTGCCAAACTTGTATAAGTCATATTTTACACCATCAAAATTAAATGATATTTGATTGGTAAATGTCGAGAGTAATAGGTTTGTTGTAATGGAATAAACTTTGCCTTTGTCAGGATTAAAAATATACCTGTCATTTGCATTGAGCTTTATAACCCCTGGGATGTTTTCCCCATTAAAAACCAATGTCCAATCGCCCAAAAAAGCCGTTGTGTCCCTTAGTGCCGTTGACGTGTAAACAGGCTTACCACTTATTTGTAAGTGAAGGCTATTGTAGTAATTAATCCGCTTTACCGATTTGCCTTTTAAAATCAATGGCTTTGCATGGATGGCAATCGTGTTGCTTTGCCTTTCAGCATCGGTAACAAGTGCACCAATGGCTGTTAAGCTATCGCCAAGTATTTGTTTATTCCCTGTCACCGTGCTATCGCTGAACGTGGTCATGGTAACAATGTAATAAATGTCGCCTTGCTTTTGAATGTAAACCGTATCGGTGACAACGTCTTGCGATAAAGCAAGGAAAGGAAGGAGTAAAAAGAAAAGTATGTTTTTCATGTTATTTGTTTTCAAGATTTATAATTCTTTGTTCAAGTGCCTTGATAAGGGCTTGTTGTTCCTGTATGGCTTTGGTGAGGATGGGGATAATAGTATTATACCTAAATAATAAGCTACTATCATGGAATGTATCTACCGCTTCTGTAATAACATTTACAGCATCTTGAGCAATAAACCCTAAATCATATTCATCGCCATTTATCCATTGATAACTTACAGGTTTTAATTTTAAAATAGTTTCTAAACCATAAGATATTGGATTAATATTATATTTAAAATTTATATCTGAAGATGCTGCTGTTGTTAATGTACCATCGGATGTTATATTTAAAATATTGCCGTATGCACCTGAGCCAACTGCCGTTATCCTTGCATTTCCGACAACGTGTAACGCTTGTGTTATTTCATTAAAAGTTGGCGTTTTAATACCAACATTGCCAGAACCATTAAATAGCATTAAAGATCTTGTGTCAGTATTATTTGTTTGTGTAAATTGAAAAGCCCCATAACCAGAAGCTGGTGCTTTAAAATCCATTTTTGATACACCATCTTCATTATCTATTGTAATAAAACGTGTATCTTCATCAGACCTTACAATTTGTATTTTACCCCTTGATTTAAATCTTACACCACTAAAAGGTGTTACTGATAATGTGCCTAAATTTAATGTTTTATCACCTGTAATAAATCTAATATCTTCATTAGCCTGCGTATAAGTCCCACTTGCCCCTGCAAAAACAACAGAACCCTGTGTAAATGCCGTGCCAGTACCCGTCCCCCCATTTGCCACTGGCAACACGCCCGTGACACCCGATGAAATAGAACCGCCTACCCGTGTCCACGCATTGTTAACCGCCTTTTTATATTGCCAAATGATATTCGTATTTGTATCAAGTAAAATATATGCCATGGTATCAACCGAAGGTTTCCGCGTGGTATCAGCCGCTAAGCCTCGATACACCAGCCCGTCTGCACTCGTTTGTTCTCCGAGTGTTATCTTTTGTCCACTATTACTTGGATATTGAGCAAAGATAATTGTAGGGAGTAATAGTAAGATATAAAATATATTCTTCATGTTTGTTTATTTAATTTGATTGCATAATTCTCCAAAAAGAACCATCACTTACTAATGTACACCATTTAGCGTTAGTTGCTGATAATATTGTAGTTGTTGTACCACTTCCACTTAAAGGAATTATATTATCATTTGCTATTAAAGCACCTGTAGATGAATTTTTAAATTTTAATTCTCTAAATGTATTTAATCCTGCTAAAGGTAATATGATTGTTGTTGATGAATTATTAAAATTATCTATGTAAAAATCATTTGCTAAAATAGTATATTGAGAGGTATTTATATTTGTAATTTTATTATTTACATTTAATGTCCCGCTTGTTAAAGTTAAAGTATTTCCTAGTGTAACCGTGCCAACCACGTTGCTACCATCTTTGCCAAGTAAGGTTGAAGGCGTTGCCGTGGTTGTGGACAATGTCACCGCGCCTGTTACTGCCAAGGTTGAGTCAAGGGTCGTTGCGCCTGTTACTCCAAGTGTGCCGTTTACATACAATGTATTTGGCTGTAAATCATTACCCGTTGCATCTGATTTTATTCCAACATTTCCTTGAGGATCTTGAACTAATCCTAAGTATTGTGTTCCTTCGGTACTTGAAATAAATCTAAAACCACGTTTTGCTGAAGCTTGAGCGATACTTTCAAATGTCATTGAAGAAACGCTTGATGTTGTATATATTTTTGTTCTTGCACTTCCAGCGGTTGAAAAGGTAATTCTACTTTCTAAATTATTGTCATTTGCATCTATGTTTAATTGAGTTCCAACGCTACTTGATAATCTTAAATTACCACTCAACGTTCCCCCTGTCAATTTTAAATAAGTTGAATCAGCAAGTCCCGTGCGCAGGTAATTTGAATTATCATAGCTTATATTTGTGCCACTTGCTTTGACAAAGCCCGTGCCGCTTAGCGTGTTCTGCTTTCCATTCAACGCCGTCTGTGTTGCCGTTGATATTGGTTTGTTAGCATCGGAAGTATTATCCACATTACTTAATCCAACCATACTTTTTGTTATCCCCGAAACCGTGCCCGTGAACGTGGGATTTGCCAAAGGTGCAACCGTCGTAAAATCAACTGCCACCGTGCCCGTGGTTGTTATCGTTCCACCCGTTAACCCTGTACTTGCAATTACTTGCGTTACCCCTTGCAAATCGGTAAACGTTGGTGTGAATGTTCCCCCGTCGTATTGGGTTAATGTCAATGTCTTTGTATTTGTTCCTGAGAAAGCAGCATTTGTTATTTTATCATTGAATGCGATATTCCAATTACTTGAATTATTGGGAACACTTGAAGCCCAAGCGCTGCCCGTGCTTACCGCGATGCCTGCCTCAGGGTAAACAGGGTTTTGAAACACGCCCGTACCAACTGAACCAATGCCCGACACCGTGACCACCGTGTAATTTGCGCCAACCTTGAAGGAGTTGGAAACAATGGTAATTTTATTGGTATCAGTCAAATTATATTGGTCATTAATAAGAAGCTGCCCATTTCTGAACACTAAAATATAAGCCTTTAATTGAATTGGGAATTTAGGCGTAATTGTCCACGTTAATATGCTTGTTGTGGCTGGTGCGTATTCTTGTTTTAAAATCTTTATGGTATCATTCCCAATGGCAACGTCAACAATCGAATCCCGTATGCGTGAAAATACAACGGCTGAATCAAGTAACAAAGTTCCTGTTGTAGTAATGGCGCCGCCGCTCAGCCCGTAACCCGTGGCAATATTTTGCACCGTGCCCGTGCCCTTTGCGTCTATTCTTGAGGATAATGAAGCCGTGTCCGCTGCGTTTAATTTAAGGTTAATCCGATTTGACAATGAAGCTGTGTCCGTTGTATTTAACTTTGTATTTATTCTGTTAGATAATGAAACGGTGTCAGCCGCAACCAATGTTCCAACGCTTATATTTCCTGAGCCTAATAAGCTATTTGAATTTACTGTTTTTATATTCGTCCCAGATACTAAGGTGTTTTGTTTTGTGTTAAATCTTGAGGCAAGGTTAAGCAAAGAGGTGTCCGTCAACTCCATTAAAACGCTAAGGTCAGCCGAAACCGTGCCCGTGGTTGTTATCGGGTTAGGCGAAACAAGGATTCCCGTGCCGCCTGAAATTGAGGTTAGTGAACCCGATCCTCCGCCACTTCCTGCACCGCCACCGCGAGGAAAAATCACCGTGTAATTATCATTGACTTTAAACGACGAAGCTGCAATTACCACGCTTGTTGACGTTGGTATCGTGTATTGAGATGGTAATAAAATTTGTCCGTTGCGATATACTTGAACAACGGTAACGCCCCCAGGAATCAAAGTGTCCGTTTGCGTCCAAGTCAAAGTTGAAGATGAAACATTTGTAAAATCCTGTCTTGCGTATAACCTTCCCGTTGTGTCCGCGTAGGCTTTTGTGGCATAGTTGGCTAACATGGAAGCCGTGTCACTTACTAAAAGTGTTGGCGTTGTATCTCTCCATAATCCACCTGAATAATACAAAGAAGCCTTGTCCACGGGTGAAGTAATTGAAACGTCGTGAAGCTCACTTAACTTATATCCTGATGCTACCCGTATGGCTATTGTTCCGTTGTTTGATGATGAATTTATACAAAAGCCAATAGGCATATCAAGATTTGGCGCAATAGGTTCAACGTCTGTCCAAACGCCTGCCACCGTTGGCGAAGGGTAAAGGATTGCACCAGCCGCAAAGGTATCAGTGTTAACTTGTCTTATTTTGCCGAAGGAAATAACATATCCGTCTTCACCGTCTGTCAAATCATGAGCCGTTATTCCAAGTAAATATTTTGCATCTATTGAGCCGTTGGCTATAAACTTATCAACCGTTATCCTGCCACTTGCGCCCACCGTACCATTGGCATATACAATGCTACCTTTGGTAATGGTTGAGCCTGTTTGATTCTTAACAAGCCAAAAGTTTTTAAAACCAAGTTCGTTTGGAACATTGTCATTTAATCCAAGAACCACGGTTGCCAAATCAGAATCCCAACGCATTTTTGCCGTATCTACGTTGTTCGTCGGTACATTGACATTGAAAAACAATGAATCAACAGGCTGCGTAAAAGCCGCTGAACCACCTCCGACCAAGTTCCAAACGTTGGAAGTAAAATCAAACGTATAAAATTTAAGGTTAATGGTATCAAGAATCACCCATGCGTTTTGGTTGTTTATCGGTTGAATGGAAGCCGTGTCGGAAATTGAACCGCGCCACGTCAATCCGTCTCCAGTCGTCTGAAAACCAAGGCGTTGTTTGTTTAGTGTGTTTGGGAATTGGGCGAAAAGGCTGAGGGAAAGGAATAAAAAAAGAATTGAAGGCAATGTTTTTTTGCCTCCAATCTTTCTAATTATACTACTCCCCAGTTTAAGCAATACTTGTTCCACCAATATTTCACCCACGCGCCCCAATGTTTTTAAAAAACGTCTTTCTTTCTTTGGTTTTATTTCGCTCATAATACAATGCCCATTGTGTTATAAATATCAAATATTTCTTCGTCCTCATCGCAAGTTGCCTCAGGACAACCCACGGCAGACGGAATAAATCCGAGTAAATTGGTTGCGCACGTACACAAATAATCTTTGATTCTTTTCTTCTTTACCTCCAGCCTTTGTAACAAAGTATCTTGATAAAACTTTAAGTCTTCAACGCCCACGTTTTGCCCGTATTCATTGTCCAATGTATAAAGTCCGTTTGTTCCAAGTTGCATCACCATGTAAGGCGCTGCCTCGTATAACACGGCGTTGGCGCAAAAGGATTTTAATTGCTCATTCCATAACGCTTGATAAGAAGTACTTGTAAACGCCGTGGAGCTTCCTTTGTCCGCAACAAGGGCATCGTAAAACGTTAAGCCAACGGCTGGAATTATCCAACGGTATTCCGCATCTTGAATGTGAGGGCTTATCAATGACTTATCAAGTCGTATATCTGCTGGCGTTGGTCTTGCAACACCGCCGCTTATTACCTCAGACGGTTGTATTAATTGGCTCATTTGTTTCGATTGGTGAATAACCTAATATTTCCCTCTTTTCATCTTGCGTCAA